GTTGGTCAACGTACAACAAAAGCTGAAACAGCACTTATTTGCTGGTTATCCCAATTTGTACGTAGAATTTGACACACGCAATTTCCTGAAGGGCGCACCGCTTGACCAGATGAATTTTGCTAATGCTGGTGTGTCTGGTGGCATCATGACACCCAATGAAGCGCGAGAATATTTGGGCATGGGCCACATTGAAGGCGCTGATGAATTGGCAAGCAAAGCCGACAAAACAGAACCCATTCCCGGTTCAAGCCCACAAGACACAGGCGGTGGCGGTGGCAACCAAACACGGAAATTAAACATTGGAAAAAAATAAGTGTCCCTTATTTTCCGGAAAATGATAATATCCTTGGCAACATACAAGCCAAGTGCTGATGCGCCGAAAAAGCGCGGCAGACCACCTAAAATACAAGATATTGATCTGCTTAAAACCTCAGAGGTTATCTATGACCAAACACTTGACGCTGGTTTGCGAAGCAAAACTAAGCACCGAAAAGAACGAAGCCGATCAAGGCCTGATTGAAGCTACCGTGACCACATGGGGCGCACGGGAAGGGGCTGATGGTCGGCGTTTCTTCTATAAGGCCGAAGGCTTTATGGATTGGTGCAATGAGTTTTGTGAGGCTGGTCGCCCACTGCCTATGTTTGTTAACCATGAAGCAAACAGCATTCCCGTTGGCGAGTGGACTGACATTGAAATGACCGAAAACGGCATGAATGCCAGTGGTCGCATCTACATGAACACGCAACAAGGCAAAGACCTGTATGCCGTGATGAAAGAATCGCCCAAGATGTTTGGCGGCGTTTCTGTTGGCGCATACGCTGAAGAATATCAATGGGTCAAAGAAGACGGTGACGTTTTCCCTGCTGGCTCCAATGATTACTATGATGAAGGCTACTTCCAAATCACCAAGGGTGGTTTGTCTGAGGTCAGCGTTGTGATTCATCCAAACAACCCAAGCGCAGAGGTCAGCAAATTGGAATATTTCCGCAAGGATGGTTCCGCTGATCTGAAAGTATTGGAAGAAGCCTTGCGGGATGCAGGACTGTCCAAGCAGATGTCGGTTGCCGCTGCATCTGTATTCAAGTCGGTAATTGAGCAGCGTGATGCTGTGAAAAAGCCAATTGAAATTGCACCTAGTCAGAGTGATTCTGATGCGGAGGCAACCGAAGCTGAAGTGCTCGCTGCTCTTGAGCAACGTGAACTTCTTAAACTCCTCGACAAACGACTGAAAGGTTAATCATGTCTCAAGTAATCATTGAAAAACTGGACGCCATCGAAGCTAAACAAGCCGATGCCGTTGCTGCTGTAGAAGCAAAAATCCCCGCTGCTGTGGAAGCTGTCAAAGCCGAAATCAGCGAAATGGTCGCCGCTTTGGAAGCCAAAGTTGCTGCCGTTCAAGCCCCCGTGGTGCACCGCGAAAAAGCCAAGTCTGTTCAGCAAGATGTGAACCGCATGGTTAAAGAGCAACTGGCTGATTTCACCAAGCAAACCCGTTTGGTCGAAAAAGAAATCAAGTTGTTTGAGAGCGATGACCAGTACGCCGCATACCTGAAGGAAGCATCCGCTTTGACAGGTTCTGGTGATGGCAAAGGCGGTCGCACTACCTATGACCCACTGTTTGTTGCTTTGCGTCTGGCTAACCCTTTGCGCGACATTAGCCGCATTGTTGCAACTGATGGTTCCAGCTACCAGTTCCGCGCAAAGACAGGCAACGCTGGTGCTGCTTTTGGTTATGCCATCCAGAACAACGGTTCGGACACAACTGAAAACACCAACATCTGGCAACTGGTGCTGAAAGACATGAACTGCCAATTCCCAATCCGTACCGCGGCATTGGACGACATTGACGGTTTGGAAGCCAACGTTGTTTCAGACATGCTTTTGGAATTCGCACAGCTTGAAGCCCAATCGATGATTCAAAATAATGACCAGACTTCTGGCGGCTACGGCGGCACAGACGGTTTGCGTGGTTTGGATCAGTACGCTGGCGCAAATGCTACCTACACAGGCGGCACGACTTCCACAGCGGCATACGGCACTTCCGGCACAGGTTCCACAAGCGGTTTGCACAGCTTGGCTACCTATGACCAGTTGACCACCAACGCCAACACCGTGGGCGCTGCAAACATCACTTACCAAGACGTTGTGAACTTTGTTTACGCATTGCCACAGCAGTACTGGACCCGTGATGCCAAGTTCATGATTAACCCTGTGCTGTTGTCGCAAATTCGCGGCCTCAAAGACAGCCAAGGCACTCCAATCTTTGAGCGTATGCACCCTCTGGAAACTGACGGTATCGTTGGTCGCTTGTTGGGCTTTGATGTGGTGGTCAACAAGTACGTTGACAATCCTAGCCAAGCCACAACTGGCTCCGCTGGCACTACCAGCCTGTACCCAATGTATTTTGGTGACTGGTCCAAAGCGCACACAATCGTAGATCGCTTGAACATGGTTCTGCGGAGATACGACCAAACTGCACCCGGATTTATTACTTTCTACGGGGAAAAGCGACTTTGTAATTCGGTTCGTGATCCATTTTCGATGGTTCGCTTCCGTTCTACAGGCACAGCGACCTAAGGTGTTGCCATTTGGTAGGGGCTGCGGCCCCTGCCTTTTTCAACTAAGGAAACAACATGAAACTGACCGAAAAAATCCTAGACGGAATCAAAAAAGCCATTGCCGAGGGTGGTAAGGTTGACATTAACTTGACTGAAGCCTCTGCGCTGACTGGTTCCGGCTCAGATGTTGGCGGTAATGTTGTTTTTGACAATTCCTTTTCCGCGCTACGTCAGGCTAACCCGTTCCGCATGGGTTCACGCCAGATCACAGCAAAAGGTTCTGATGTGCAATTTGTTGCCAAAACAGGTAACGCTGCAAGCAGCACAAACCCTTGGGGTTATGCAATCAACCCTAACAGCGGTTCCCCAAACATTAACACCAGCATTTGGCAACTGCCCGTGCGAGTGTTGACCGCACAATTGCCAATCCGTACAGCCGCTTTGTCGGACATTAACGGCATTGAAGAAACACTGGTTCAAGACTTATATCTTGAATTTAGTCAATTGGAAGCGCAGTCTATGGCGCTTAATGACGATCAAGCTGGAAGCACCACAACCACCACTGGTGGCACAAATGGTTTGCGTGGCTTGGACTCATACGTAACTGCAAGCACAAGCGCCTATGGCACTTCTGGCACAGCAATTACAAACGGCATTCACAGCATTGCAACTGTGTCTTTTGGTGGCACAACTCCCACCTATAACAAGATCACAAACATTGCCAACGCATTGCCACCGCAATATTGGTCAATGGAAACCACTGCTTGGCACATGACGCCAGCAATGATCCAGACATTGCGTCAATTAAAGGACTCGCAAGGCTTGCCACTGTTCCTTGAAATTGGCGAATCCGATGGCGCCGCTGTTGGCAACATCTTTGGATGGCCCGTCATTGCAAACGCTTATTTGTCGGATGCTTTCCCCATTTATTTGGCAAATTGGGAACAATTCCTGACAATTGCTGACATTGAAGAAATGTCTGTGCAGATGATGGAACAAACTGCTCCCGGTTTCATTACGATGTTTGCGGAAAAGCGCATGGTCAGTTCCGTTCGCAATCCGTTTGCTGGTGTTCGTGCGTCTGCTGCTTAACTGGAGCAACAATGCCTTCAGAAATCACCCAAGGTTATCCGTTTTCAGCGGTAACGCGAAACCCGTTTAACTACGCCAAGGTCGAGCAAATTGACCGCGATGTAGTTACGCCGTGGTTAACGCTAGATGAAATCACCAACCAGATTAACAACTGGGGTGATGAATCGCAAGATGATTTTTTGAGGTCAATTGAATTGGCTACCCGTGGTGCTGTTGAAGACTATTTGGGAATGTCAATTTTTTCAATCACTTATCGCGTGTGGTATGGAGCTGAAAGTTTGTCGGCAAGCCCTGTTGCGTTGGATTTGCCTGAAGTCAGCCAAAACCAATACCCAAGCCAGCCGGGTGTGCAAATTGATGCTGTTGGTTATTACGGAACAGATTTCCCGGCTAATCGCGTGGTGTTGTCTTCTAGTAGCTATCAATACGATCCATCAGGCAACAAGGTGTTGGTTCAGAATTTGCCAACAGATGTAAACACATCAATGACAGCGCCTGTGTTTGTGGAATACACGACAGCGCCTAACCCGTTGCAGACGTACCCACAAATTAAGCAAGCCGCTTTGTTGTTGTTTACGCACCTGTATAACAACCGAAGCAACACAACGGAAATGAACCTTAAAAGCATTCCGTTTGGCTTTGAAACCCTTTTGCGTCCATTTAAGCCGCTGGTGATGTGATGGGAATTGCACGTTACGAATCAATCACCGTCAATCAGTTGACGTTTTCCAAATCCTCATTTGGCGAACAGACAACGAGCATTGCGGAATGGTTTAAAAGCCGTGCATTGACGCATGATGTGTCAAACAACGTCCGTATTTCGGAAAAGTACCGGGTCTATCAAGACTTGGTAAATTTCACGTTGAATTACACGCCCAACACTCGCGAGATTGTTGACCGTCAGGATTTATATTCAATTACATGGCGTGGCAATGATTGGCGCATTACCGATGTGCGCGAAAGCAATGACCGCATGAAGGTGACATTGTTGTGCTACAGAAGCGATCCAAACACGGCGGTATAAATGGCACAAAACAACGTCATAACATACGGCAGAGCATTCCAAAACAAGTTGGAAAGCGTTGTGTCGCCAATTCCTGTTTACGCAGCCTTCAACCGCAACTTTGCAACGCAACCCAAGTTCATCACATGGAACTTGCGTAACGTCCACCAGCCTGTGTATACGGGGCAGATGCAAAACAACAAAGGTATTGATACACCCGTGTTTCAGGTAAGTATCTTTACCCAAGTTATAGAAGATGGTTTCACTATTTCCAATCAGATATTACAATCCTTGCACGGATACAGTGGTGTTTATGGAACTGGTGGTAACGCAATGCAAGTAAGTAAGACCGACATTGTTTGGTTGTATAACAGCTATGACAACACGGAAAAACTTGCACAAGTGTTCTTGGACTGTACGCTTTACATCCAGACCTGATAAGACAATATCCGAACAACTTTTTTTAAAGGAAACTCAAAATGGCTCTTATCAATAAGGTTCTTCCCGGCTTTGTAGCAAGCCTGTGGACACAAACTGGTTCAACACCAACACCATTGACCGTTGCACAACTGTCAACATGGACAGCACAAGTGGCTGATATTGTTGGCACTGCGGCTGGCGGTACTGGCACTGATGGCATCGAAGTGCCCGTGGAAGTCATCCCTCCATTCGGTACTGATGACGCATTCGCGGCTTACTCAATTGCTGGTCAGCGCACTGGTGCAAAGATCACCACCCAAAACCAAGTTACGTCCATGACGATTACTTGCCCTTGGAACCCTGCTGACACTGCTCAGTTGTTGATCCGTGCAGACGGTTACAACGGCACAATCATTCGCACTTACGTTGTGGCTGCTTATGATGGCAATGACACTGTTGCTTACGCCTTTAACGCTCGCGTTGGTGGTATGTCTTGGGACATGAACACCGCTGCTGAAGGTAAATTTACGTTCACGCTGCACCCTGTTGGTGGCGATGAATCCGGCTGGTCTAATGACGCATAAAACATCATGAACACAACAATACAAGACAGAAACGACCTGTTGAGTTTTCTGATTACCCAATCCGGTTCCCGCAAGGACTGGTTTGGGTTTCAGCAACAAAAAATTACTGCTATCAGTCTCGCGCATGAGATTGCGGCTAAACACGCTGACAAAATGACGCCCCATGAGATCGTCAATTATGTGAGCGAGTTAAACAATCATCTTTACCAGAAGATCATTAAGCCGGGGGCATGATATGGGTGGCGTGACCATTAAGCTAGAAGGCCTTGGTGACGTTATCAAAGCGTTTGATGAACTTGCCCAAGAAATTGGTGACAAGAAAGCAAGAAGCAAAATCTTGATTCCTGCGGCAAGGGCGGCAATGAGGCCCGTGTTGGCTTTGGCGCAACAAAAAGCACCTGTTGATACTGGCGCTTTGCAATTGTTGCTTCAAGTTGAAGCGCGAAGGCCAACCAGCCGCGACAAGCGTTCAAAATACATTACCAAGAACGATGCTGTAATTGCCGCGGTGACAACAGCGTCTGGTAAGAAGATGAAAGCCATGAGCGAAGGCAAAGGGCTGGAACACACCAGAAGGCGCATGATTAAACTTGGGGCTACCCAAGAACAAGCGGCGGCTTTTGAGGGCTTCCAAAGCGATGCTAGGGCTATTGCACAAGAGTTTGGCACAGCCAAAACACCAGCACATCCGTATCTGCGACCAGCGTTAGAAAGTCAATCGCAACAAACGATTGATCGGTTGGCAGATGAGTTAAGAAAATACATTTCTAAATTTAGGGCAAAGACATGACAAAACTGAGCAATGCATTTGGCGCAAATTACAACAAAATGCGCCGCGAAATTCTGACTCGCAAATTTGAATTGGGCGGCTTTACGTTCAAAGTCCGTGTGCCGTTGGTTGCCGAATCAGACGCAATTTACGAACGAATCACAAATCCTGACGAAACAAAAATTGACAGCATTTATCAATTGCTTGTTGAGCCTTTGCAAAAGTTCCGCGAATCATCCGAAGCCACAGAATCTGGGTTTGAGTTTTTGGAAAACGATGTTTTGGTGCAAGGTAAATCGTTGCGCGAAGCTGCAAGAAACAAGGCGCTAACGGAAGCAAGAATTGTTGAATACATCCGTTTGTTAGTTCCAGAAGACCCAGAAGCAACGCTGGCAGACATTACGTATGAAGACATTGAGGCTGAGTGGCCTTTAAACGTGCAACTGGCTTTGTGCGAAAAAATTGGGGAAGTGATTAGCCCTAATTACAAGGAAACTCGGGGAAACTGATTGGCTCGTTAAGGACACAAGTCGAAACGGCTTTGGTCTTTAACGGGCATACACCTGAATCAATTGCTGCGTTGGATGAAGTCACAATGGCTCGTCTGCAAACAATGTACGGCGATGGCATTCTTGGGAATCACAAAACCATTGAAATGCTTGGCACGTTGATTGCTGGCGTTTTTAATTATGTGCGTGACCCCGCAAAATCACAGCCTTATACACTAGCCAACATTTCGGGTTCCGCTTACGATTACATATATCCACCGCTGCCGCCAGAGGCTCAAAAACAAGCAGTCAACAACAGCTTGCTTGCGTACATGAGCCAAGCACCGGGATTTGTAAAAGACAGGTTTAAGGTGAAACAAGATGGCTAATATGATTGCCCGTTTGGGCGTTTTGCTTGGCATTGACAGCGCGGAGTTTGTGCGCGGCATTGATGGGGCATCCAAAAAGCTGGAGCAGTTTGGTGACGCTGCTAGTAAGTACGGCAAGATTGCGGCTGGAGCGTTAACGGCGGCTGGAATAGCTGCGTTAAATTATGCAGACGATATTGTTGACGTTGCCAAAGCCAATGATGTTGCTGTTGGCTCTGTTATCAAGTTGCGTAACGCACTGCAAGACAACGGTGGCGAAGCAGAAAACGCTGCAAAGATGCTTTCGTCATTTGTTGGCTTTGTTGACAAAGCGGCAGATGGTGGTTTGCAAGCGCAGCAAACAATGTCACGACTTGGGGTTACGCTTAAAGACGTAGGCAACCTAAGTATTGAAGAACTGCAAAACAAACTTGTGAAGTCATTGGGCCAAGTAGAAGACCCAATTACCCGCAACGCTTTGGCAATGGAAGTATTTGGCAAAGCAGCCAAGGGTGTTGACTTTGTTGGCATGGCTGACAGTTTGCAGCAAACAACTGGTTTTGCAGACGAACAAGCAAAAGCGTTTGAGCAAGCCGCAGACGTTATTGGGTATTTTGAAAAGAAAACCCGCGAGTTAACTGTTGTACTTGTAACTGAATTAGGGCCACCACTTAAAGCAACTATAGATTTCTTTGATGATCTATCTGGCAAAACAAATGTGTTTGGCTCAGTCTTTAAAGTTGTTTTCCAAACGGTCGCAGTTGTTGCGGGTAACGTAGCTTTTGTAATCAAGACAATTGTCGATGAAATTCAATTGTTGGTAAAACAAACAATTGCTTTGGCAAGTTTGGACTTTAGCAAATTTAAAAATCTTGGCGAAGAAGGCAAACGACAAGCGTTGGCAAACCTTGCTGCTTTGCAAGCGTTTGAATTTAAAGTGATGGGTTCGCCAGATGGACGTAGAGGTTTAGATGATCCTCGTATTTCACAAGCAGACAAACCAAAAGGCCCAACACGCGCAACAAAGGTTGCTGAAGACCCAGAAGCAAAACGGTTAAGGGCTGAAGCTGAACGCGAAGCTAAACGCATTCGTGAGAACGACATAAAAATTGGCGAAATTATGAATCGCCAAATTGATGAGCGTTTAAAAGCAGAACAAAAACTGCGTGATGAAGAAATTAAGTTAGGCGAAAACAGAAATCGTCAGGTTGAGACATATTACAAAACCAACGAACAAATCAAAGAACGACAAATGCTTGAGTCGTTGTCGCTTGACCGTCAGCGCACCGTGCTTGACTATGAGCAACAAACAAGATTGATGCGCGAAAAAGATAAACAGTTGGCGCTTGATGTGTTGGCTATTAGGGCAAATCAAGAAGACAGAATTCGCGCAATACAACAAGAATCAAATCTGTTGGAAGCGGATCGTGAAGAACGTATTAAGCGTGAAAATGATTTGGCTGAAAAGGCAATTGAATTAGCCCGTGAGCGTAATCGCGTGATGCGTGAAATGCAAGAAGGTGACCAAGCAAAAGGCTTTACTAAACGGATGGAAGAATTCTTTGCGTTTGCACCAACAGCAATGGAAAACGGCGCACAGATGTTTGATTCGTTGATGAGCAACATGACAGGTGCTTTGGATAACTTTGTAAGAACAGGCAAGTTGTCTTTCAAAGACTTAACACGCAGCATCATACAAGACATGATTCGCATCCAATTACGGGCGCAAATGATTAGCTTGTTTAGCAGTATGTTTGGAAACATTGGCACATCAATGGCATATGGAACAAACATTGGCTCACAGCAAACAAGTATGCTTGCTGCACAAGATTCATTCTTTAGAGCGGATGGTGGTCCTGTTAATGCTAACAGCCCATACATTGTTGGCGAGCGTGGGCCAGAATTGTTTATGCCAAGATCATCTGGCACAGTCATTCCAAACAATGCTTTGTCCAGCATGGGCGGTCAAACAATTAATTACAACGGTCCATATATTCAAAGCATGAGCGCAATCGACACGCAAAATGCTATGCAATTTTTGGCGAAAAACAAACAAGGCGTATGGGCGGCAAACCAGTCTGCACAACGCTCTATGCCAGTGAGCCGATAACATGAGCCTCCAAACTATTCTCAGCATCGCTGAAAGCGTCACAATCAATGACCAGCGGTTTGTTGGTCAAACGGTAAGCCGCAACCAAAAAATTCTGACCAGCGAAATCATTACGGTTGTGCCGTTTGAGTTCACAATTCGTCCCATGAATTATTTGCTGTACTCGCAAAGTCGCAGCATCTTAAATTCTTTGCGGATACCTGACAAAGCCCTTGAGCAGTATTTGAATTTTGGGTCAACGGGTTGGCTTAACTACGTCAAATATCAAGCTGACATGACTTCTGGTCAAATTGCGGCTTGTCAATGGCAAACAGCATCAGCCAACAAGACTTTGGTGCTTGGGTCATTGCCAGCAATTTCTTCTGGCGCTTACCTTTTCCGTGTTGGCGACTTTGTTCAGGTTGGTCGTTACTCCTACATTGTCACTGCTGATGTTGTTAGGGGAGCTGGATCGACAGTTAACGTCCCTGTTCATCGCAACTTAATAACCGCGCTCACATCTACTGTGGCCTGTGTTGCTGGTGAATATGGGACAACAATCAGTTTGGGCGGCAGCACTTATACGGGTGTAACTTTCCCCGTCATATTGCGAGAATACCCAACATACACATTGCGCCCAATGACAAATGATTCGTTCATTGAGTGGACTGGCGAATTTACTGCATTTGAGGCGGTTCTATGAATGTAATTGCACCTGTTGACAATACAAACAACATTCGGATTGCAGACTTTGTTCGCATCAACAATGGCGTGGATGTGTACAGGTTTTGCACAGCTGCATCCAACATAACAGTCCCGGCTGTTGACGCTACGGCCTTTAACGCTGTTGGCACTCTTATGAAGGTTGGTAATGTCCAGCGCGACATTAAAAGCACATCTAATGACACCTCTGTAATTTTGACGGGCATTGACACATCAATGCTT